ATTTTATTCTCTTATGTAATTTATTTATAGCTTCTGTATTGTTTTCTACTGCTCTCATTAAACTTCCATTACTCTTTATTTTATCATATAATAAGATTATTACGACAAGAGGTAGATCGATGGTATCCAAGATGGTAAGTATTTCAATCATTGTCCAACTCCTGCCGTAGTATCATTCGGTTGACTGGCCATATCTCCATCTTTCGCTTTATCGCTTAATACTTCATTTTCTAAACTTGCTGGAAATGTTAATTCTATATCAAAACCTAATTGTTGTTTAACACTTTCTTCAATAAATAATTGTTCTTCTTCAATAGTTTGTTGAAATGCTAAATAGGCAATCTTTGCACTTGCTTCTGTAAATTCTTGTGAGTTACCTATTATTATTTTTGGAGTTCCTGCCGCTTCATAAAAATAATTATTTAATGCATCTATCCATGCTAACGGATTTAAGTTTGCATTAGGAGATAGTGAGATCACTTCAAAATCTACACTATCCTTTGGTATATACATATTTTCTCCCTTCCCCTTTGCCGCATCTACCTTCGCTTTAAATGCCGCAATCTTTGAAGTATCATCTGTATCTAATTTATACGCAATCATAGGATCTACGTTTCTGTGCATTACTCTTTTCCAATCACTCATCGCTTCATTTCTCATTAATATAATTTCTTTAAGAGTTTCTACCATACTCACTCCATGAATTTCATCTGCTACCCTATTTCTTGCTAAATGAAAAATATCTTCAACTTCAAATTTATGTAATATCTCATTATTTTTCCCTAATTGTTCATATCTTTTAATTATTCCCTTTTTATCGACGACGATTCTTATAACTTGTGGATCTAAGCATTTAAGATTAATTAAATTTCCTTCCCCATCTCTTATTACTTCTAAAAAAGAATCTCCCCCAATATGATATGTTCTTATTGCATTTTCAAGAATTGTATTAAATGTATCTTTACCCCAACCCCTAATGCCATCTAAAATTGTTTGTGCTATTGGATCTTGTGCGGTGTAACCTTTACCTACTGTCCATGTTGCTTTTGCATCTATTGCCGCTCTTAATTCTGGAATCTGTTTGTAATATCCGAAATATTCTGTCCATTTGGCATTATTCCATGTTGTTTCACTTTGTCCTGTTGCTGCATCAGTAGTTTCACTACTTACAGAAAAATCTGTAAACGCACTTTTAATATCACTACTTACACTTTGTCCTATATCTAAAATTGCCATTATTGTTCTATTCCTATCATTACAAGATTATTTCCTGATGTATCCATAACCACTAAAAATTCCTGTCCACTTGTTGCCATTAAGGGTACACCAAAATCTACTTCTCGCGTTGTATCTCCCGCTAGTTCTTCTTCAAATATAGTATTACCATCTAGCCGTAATTCAAAGGTTTGTGCACTAGCATTACCATTTATAAACATAATTTTCGTTACAAAAAAAGTTTTTCCTGCTGTAACCGTGTAAGCTGATTCAAAACCACTTCCCGTTGATTCATGATGTACAAATTTTGTAGTTGTTGCATCTTGTTCAAATTGCGGGCCGACTACATTTAATCGATTATCCTCAGTTTCTATAAATCCAAAATCTAATGCCATCTTATAGTGTTGGAATTTCCCCCTCTTCTCTTTGATCAAATTTTGTTACCATACCTTGTCTTAACATATCATCTCCCATATCTATTCCCCCTTCCGATATTTTTCCTAATAATCTTCCCCACTTATCAACTCTATTTTTAGGATTCATATCTACATCAATTATTTTCCCTAATATTCTACTTTCTAAATATCTTTGCACTTTTTCCCCGTTTGGTTCATTTAATTCGGGTGCATCTATATCTAAAAATCTTATAGGAAAATCAAAATCTCTAAAATCGACAGATACCCTAATAGTATCCCCGTCGGTAACTTTTATAACCCTAGCGTGGAAATCTTCAAATATCTGCCTATGCGGTGAATCCCAATAATAGATTTCTGCTTGACTATTTGTCAGTTCCGGAAATCTTTTAAAATCATGAGGCATTGATAAAATCTACCGCTATTTGATCTCTCAATAACGCTAACCCCCTTAGTGCTGCATCTCTTAATATGTTAATACTATCTTCCGCATCTATTCTGCTTGTGTATCCACTCATATCATACTGAATTACATATATAGCTGCTAGATTACTTGCCGTTTCTTTTAATATTCCTTTTACATCTGCATTTAAACCTGCATAAGCATCTGAAAAATTATATCTACAAATTACATTTATTAAACTTTCAACTTGTGCCATAAAGTCATTTATGTATAATTCTGTTGCTGATGTTGTGCTTGCTCCACTACCTGCCTTTCTTTTAACTTCTTCCGTTGTTGCAAATATACCTGTATCTACCATTAAATTAGGAGTAGTAATAAATATTTAAAGTTTTGTCTTTGATACACCATGCCGCTCTAATTATTGCTTCAACAATATGTGTGTAATTTCCATAGATTCTTAACTTTCCATTCTCAATTTCATATTGAATAGATCTCAAACTTTGTTTTATTTCTGGAAGATTAAATAGTTTAATTTTACCACTCTCCATCAATACTCTTAAATTGTTATATAGATCTTCTTTTAACAATGCCTTAACTCTTTGATTGTCTGTTATTTTATCTTGACTTCTTTTTGCATTATTAATTGCCACTACTTTTCTTTTTGTCTGTTCATGTTCTAGTAATGGATCATAAACTCCCACACCCATTCCCCCATCATCAATATATATTTTCTTATGATTGATTAATTTATCTTTATGTAATATTAACCTTGTGGTATCTGTAAGTAATTGGCCATCTGGAATCTCCATATCAAATTGAATTAACCTATCTCTATCTATTCTATCTAATGATACTAGCACGGTTTCATCTCCCCCCATTCTCGCAATATCTACGCCTTGAAATCTGTCACCAACAGGAATATAGGGTTCTACTTTTTGAGTACAAGAATTAGTTATCATAGCGTCTGAGAAAAAACGCTGTATTCCCCCAACAAATAGTCCTAAATATTCCTGCTGATATTGAAGTTTAGTCATACGATCTTTCTCATCTTTTAAAAATTCTACTAGATGCGTCTTTTGTGGCTCTTCTCTTTTTTCTGCTACTGCTTCTGTTGATACATGAATCTTTGTAAAATTATTATTCTCATCTGTAAAACATCTGTAAAAATATCCTGTTGTTCCAAATGGAGTACTCAATAAATTGATAGTACCCCCCGTTGTTGCTAGCATTGGAGTTACGGCCGCCCACACATCTTCTTTAATGAAGTGTGCTTCATCTGCATATAATTCATTTATTGTATATCCCCTTATACCATAACCACTATCGCCAGTAGGTAAACAATGAATAATAGATCCGTTCTTCAAATGGATTGTGTGTTTAGTTGGTTTCTTCCTTCCCTTCATAATTTGATTTTTATAGTTCTCGTAGATATGACTTAAAATCTTCTCAAATAACAATAATGCCTGTCTTTCTACGTGAGCAATAACCATAATAGTTTTCTTACTTTTAACAGCACTCTCCCCTGCTTTAATTGCGATAACCGTACTTTTCCCCACTTGCCTTCCGGAGCATAAAACTAGATTTCCTTCGGTTTCTAATACTTCCTTCTGCCAATCATCAAGATTCATTTTACTTTACCAATTCTTGACAAACTAATATCAATATATTCTTTTGCAGTTCTATGAGAGCAATTGAACATTTCACAGATATAAATATTAAATTCCTTAATATTTACTATTCTATCTTCTCCGTATGCTTCCCTTAATGCCGCTTCCACTTGATTAATTTTTTTTCCTCTATCCATAATTTATATAATACCATATACTATTTAAATGTGTGTGTTGCTTTTAGAATTACTAAACTACCTGTTCGCGGAGCGTTAAAAAAACGCTAAGTATAATATATTCGCTACTCGCCGAGCGTTCGCGAAGGTGTCAGATGGTTATACTGTTCTGCGGCCAATTGGTTTATAGTAGCCGGTCACTATATATTGGTATAACACGCACGCATTATCACCCTTTATTATCCCCGTGTCCAAGCCGTGGCCTTTAAGTTGTCGTTAATAATAGTAGTGTATTACGCCTTATCACTTTATTAGGTCATCTACATCGCTTCTCATGCGATGTATATTATAAAGATTTTAAAACTTTTTAAACATTTCTGTTAGATGTCATCTAGATTGAGTACTAACAATTATTATTTTAAAATATTTTAAAATTTGTGAGTGAGATCCTACATACATACACAATCAATACTTTAATAATCGCAAATAGGTATTATGGGCGGGGGGGTGTACAAGGGGTGGGCGAGCATACTAATGCCAACGTAGTTGGCTAATGTATGTGAGCATGGGCGAGGGGTGGTTACGGCGGGCTAGCTAGCAAGCTAGCGGAAGTGAGCAATCAGCGAGCGAGGCATAGCGAGCGTAGCGAGCACAGTCGGCCAGCGTTAGCTGGCAAAAGACTTTTAATGAGCGAGCGAAGAGCGAGCGATTTAAATGGCTTTTAGCTATACTTTCAATCCTTAAAAGTTAGGCACTACGAAATAGCTTTGTGATAGCAAAGCTAAGTAAATGTAGTAGATAAAACTTTCGGTTGAAAGTTAGGGAAACGCACCAGTTGGTAGAGGTGATAGCATACGCAACATACCATGCGTGAGCATAAAAAAAAGGGCGTTGGCACAACGCCAACACCCATCAATAATAATTAATCAGATTTACAATAACACCCTCCGTTTGAACTATACACACCACATACATCACATTGATTATATAATGCTTCAATCGCATCTATTAATAATTCACCACGTTCTTTGGTTAATTCAATTCCAATTTTTAATTCCAATTAAAAATTAGCTATAATAAATCCATCTGAATCTTCAATCTCTATAACTTGAGTGTGTTCTCTAAGTGTATCTAAATCTGGATAGTCATCTTTATTGTAATCTTTATGAAAATCTTTTAAATTTTCATATTCACTATATTCACAACAAATAGAAATACAATCAATCTCTATCTCGGTATTAGTATCTTCTTCTAAGTCTTCAAAGTACTTAAATAGAGCTTTTTTACCATCATAGCTAAAATTATTGTTTCTATCCATAGTTTTAAATCTTTGTATAAATCCCCATTCTGTAACATTTTCTTTCATTGTAACTTTTACCCCCTTACAATCAATTTAATTTAATAACCCTAAAAAAAAAACGGGCACAAGGCGGGCTAAACCTTGCACCCTTGAAAAAACTATCTCAAATTAATGAGTATTAATCAACTTTTTCAAGCTTAATGTCATGTTCATATCTACATAAATTAAGTTCTAACTTAACAAGCTTTTGTATTTCATTAACAATTAATGTATACTGCTTTTCTATGTCTAATTCCATAACATCAACTTCACTACTGGCCATCATTCTTTACAATGATTTTCAGCTATACGCATTTCATCAGCTATACGCATCTCAATCGCAACTGCACACATGTTTCTTAACATGTACAATTGTTTAACATTCAACTCAGAAATTTGCTTCGCAAAGTTTGAGTTTTGTTCTTTTGTTAATTTTTTATCTACCATTTTTTTGTCCTCCGTGTGATTTAATTACTTTATCTTAAATCACACGAAAAAACGCATAATTTAAGTAACGAGTCGCCGAGCTGTATGCGAGGGAAAAGCGTAAATACGACGGCGACAATAAATCTTTTCAGCCGTAACAGGCAAAAGATTTATGTTGCTCGGAGTATTGCCGATGAGTTACCTATCTTTTAGCTTGAATTTGGCCTTGTGCCAAATTTAAGCGAACGCAATCGCAATCGCAACACTATCCTTCTTTGATATCAACGGGGGGGTGTTATTAATATCCCCCCAATTCTTTGTTTTTTGGGGCATTAAGTATAAAAAAAAAGGCCAGTGGCTAACCACTGGCTTAAATAATCAATTATTTACGGTTTTGGCCATATCTTTATACAT